ATCCGCAAGAGTATTAATGACAAATGGGAAGAACTCAAGACGAATGCACCTATAACATGGGAGAAAATCAAGAAAGAAATAACCGATAGGGGGGAGGCCCTGAAAAAAGATGCCCCTGAAACTTGGGAGAATATTAAGAAGTCTATTGCCGAACGGTGGGAGGAATTAAAGGTTAACGCACCTACTACTTGGGAGAATATTAAGAAGGAAATCTCCAACAGATGGGAAGCGCTTAAAACTAATGCTCCTATTGCCTGGAACAACATCAGCAAAACAATTAAGGATAGCTGGGAGAACCTTAAGACCAATGTGCCTACTACCTGGAACGACATTAAAGAGACTATTGCGGATAAATGGGAGGAGATTAAAGAGGATGCTTTCTCTTGGGGGAAAAACCTGATAGACGGCTTTGTTCAGGGCGTCAAGGATAAAACTGCTTCAATAAAGGGCACTCTTAAAAACGTTGGAAATACTATCAAAAACTTTCTCGGCTTTAGTTCTCCAACCAAAGAAGGCCCCGGCCGTGATGCCGACAAATGGGCCCCGAACCTCATCCGCATGTATGCTGATGGCATCATTCGCAATGTTGGCCTTGTCGAGAGTGCTGCAGGTGAAGTTGCAAGTAGACTGTCAGTAATGAATGGTGCAATTGCAAACGGAGGAATTGAAGCTGGAATGGGTAATACAGGTGGCAATATGACAATAATTGTTAAACTTGGTGACGATACTATCACAGAGAAAGTGATAAGTAATATCAATCGTAAATCCCGTATCAGCGGAGCTACGGTAATCACAGTATAGGAGGTGCATGTATGGCTATACTTAAGATTGATGGTGTAGACATGCCTGCACCATCTGTTTTTAAAATTCCGAGATATGATTTGGATTCCGGGGACACACACCGAAACGAAGAAGGATACCTACAAAGAGACAGGATAAGGCAGGGCATCTATAAGATAGAGCTCGAGTGGAAAGGTATAACAAGTGCCCAACTAAACACTATAGAGAGCGCCATTGCCCCGGCAAGCGTGCAAGTTACTTTTCTTACAGCAAGCGGATTGCAGACTAAGACCATGTATGTCGGGGACAGGCAAATTGAGTTAACTAAATATCAAGACACAGATATTCGATGGAATATCAGCTTTAATTTAATTGAATACTAGGGGGTGAGTGCATGTATCCAGTATCCGAACTATACAAAAGCAAAATCAAGGAGTTAGAAAGAACATTTGAAGCCAGGATTCAAATACAGCACTCACTCGGAGTTTTAAATTTGACTGATAAAGATATAGTCAGCGGTTCATTAACATACACTGAAAGCTCTCAAGCGGGCGAAGATTTCGCTATTGGTGGCACAGTGGCAAGCGATATTGAATTCACTATACTTAACAAACCCGAATACGCCGATATAGAATTCATGGGAGCAACAGTTTTAGTAAGCATTGGCCTTGAACTTATACAGGGCATGGGACTTACTTATGAGGATTTGAAGCAATATACTTACGAACAATTAAAACAGTTTACTTATGGGCAATTGAGGGACGACATTTGGGAGCACGTGCCACTTGGTATTTTTAATATCGATGATGTAAACAAACAACGGAACACAATTCAAATCAAAGCCATTGACAACATGATTAACCTGGACAAACCCTATTCGTTATCTCAACTGGGCTACCCGGCTACCCTTTTCCAGATATACGTTGATATTTGCAATATATGTGACGTCATGGTAGGCACTATAGATTTTCCTAACAAAGATTATGTTGTTCAAGAGAAGCCAGTAGGAGATTATTCTTGCAGGGATATACTTGGTTACATTGCAGAACTTAGCGGAACTTTCGCTAGGATGAACCGGTCTGGAGCTTTGGAGCTAACTTGGTATAAACCAACGGGTCTAATCTTAACTCCTACAAATAGATTTAATTTTAAGCCCCGGGACGACAAAATTCGCATAACAGGCGTGATGGCAACTGTAGATGATACAACCTATCTTGCGGGAACAGATGAATATGCAGTTGACTTAACGGAGAATCCACTTTTGCAAGGTGATTATGAAACGGTTTTGCTCAACATATACAATAACATTAAAGACACCGAATTCACGCCATTTGAAAGCAACTGGCAGGGGAACCCGGCGATTCAGGCAGGAGATATGATAACGCAAATTGACAGAGACGGAAAGGTTTTTCCCACTCTTGTAACGTCTAGCACCTACAAATACAGAGGCTCAAGCACGCTCAAGGCAGAAGGCTTGCCTATGGCGGCTAAAGGTTATAAAGGCAGCACTAATAAAAAAATCACAAATATAATACGAAAAGAGATAAAGCCAATTGGTGATCAACTAACTACACTCGAACAGGCCCAACTCCATGCAACTCAACTAATAGCCAATATGCTAGGCGGGTATGCAATACAAACACCAGAGGCTTTCTATGTTGCCGACAATCCAGACTTGCAACAAGCTCAAAAAGTATGGAAATTTGGCCTTGGAGGTTTTGGCTATTCGGAAAACGGTGTAGAAGGGCCTTATGAAACTGCAATTACAGCAGATGGCTCGATTGTGGCTATGCTTGTGGCGGCAGGGATTGTTACAGCTGACATGATTAAGACGGGAGAATTGCGGAGCATAGATGGAACGACAAGGATTAGTCTAGATAACAGTGTATTACAAATATTTGACCCGGAAAATGCCGAAAAAATTCGCATGGGGAAAGTCGAGAACAATATTTATGGTATGAGGGCAAACCATATCGATGGGAGTTATACCCAGTTGACAGAAGAAGGTTTAAAGAGATTCGTACCATCTGCCATTTTTGAAGAACGGCCAACAGGAGTGCCTAATTTTGAGGGATTCGAAAGTGGGGAAATACCGGAAGACTGGAATAGCATTAAAGCAGAAGTCATAAGCTCTGATAAGCGTAGTGGCAATTATTGCTTACAGTTGGGAAGAAGTTTCGATTTTCAGTTAGGTTTGTATAGTAAAGTAGAACTTTCAGTATATATAACGAAAAACAGCGAGATGGAATTTTGGTATAAATCGTTAGGGACATCTTATTTTTACTTAGATGGTGTCAGTGAGCCATTATCTCCATCTAGCACCTGGAAAAAACATACTGTAAACTTAACTAAGGGTTTCCATATAATCCAATGGCGTGGAGCGGTTAGAGAAGACGAAAGTGACTACGGGCTGAGGTTAGATGATATTACATTTGAAGCGAATCCAGTAGAATTAGTTCCGGTTGACTATGAAACAAAAGGATATGAATATAAGTTTAGAACTTATATTGGCGAAGCAGCTACAATGGGAAGACATAGCGGAACATCGTTTTTAGGTTTAATTCCTGACATATGGATACAATTACCTGGAGATTTCGTCGGACAAGACTTTGAAGTATTTTTGTCGTTCAAAAGTATAGATTCGACAAGCGATTATTATACAACTTTACAGCATATTGTGCTTGAAGTAATTGAAATCGACTATGAGCGAGCGGCTTTTAAAGTTAGAGCAAGGTTGCGGGGTTCTACAGTTTGGTATGAATGGAATAGCTTTCTAAATAGATTAGAAAGCGGTCAGTGGTATTCTGTAGCCGGTTTCAACTTTGTCTATATAGCCACATATTGAGGTGATAATATGATTTTTATATATGAAAAATCAACAGGGGAAATAAAGGCTTTTTACAAGGGCGACATTCCGCAAATACACAACTATGGTGATGAGGCAAAGGAATGGGCTGAAGCACACTTCCCTGATGACCCGGAGGTAATCCAAAATCCTCATGAGTATAAAATTGTAGTATATAATGGTTTGCCTATTGTTTATCAAAAGAAACCGGAATTGAAACTAACTATTGACAAAGAAGAAATTCTTGGCAATGGTGAAGATGTTGCAATATTAAAAGCTGAAATAACAAATGTTCATCCGCTTGAAGTAGACAGATATAAAGAAGCTAAAATCCGAATAAACGACAAAGAAATAGTGGTTGAAAATGGCGAGGAAATTGAGCTTGCTTCATACGGGCCGGACATATTCATTGAAGGTGATATGAATACTTTCAGAGGTGATACAATGAGAAGAAAAATTGTGGTTGGCAAAAAACCGCCACAAACAGAGCAAACAACAAATGAGATTCAAAATCTGCAAGAAAAAATACAAAAGCTTGAAGAAATAATAAATAAGATTAGCACTGACGAGGCGAGGTGATATCATGGCAAATACACCGAATTACAATTTGAAAAAAGTTGAATATACGGAAATAGCCGATATACCCGGGCATTTTAATGGCAACTTTGACACCATCGACACTGTGATGAAAAACAATGAGGATGATCTTATTGCACATAAGGCCGAAAATATGCCGCATCAATTCATCAATCATAAAGAAAATAAAACCTACAAATTTGGATTCCAGGTTTCGGTAGACGGGAAACCGCAGATTATTTACGAGGAGGTTGTATAGATGAATGCATTAAACTTACCCACAGCCGAACAGTTTGACGAACAAATCGCAGTATTAAGAGAAATATCGGGAAAATTAGGTTTAATAGGAACTATTAGCTCATGGAAAGATGTGCAAGCCATAGTCAGAAAAGGTCAAGCTGATAGATATTTTGCAGTTGGAGACCTATTAATGAGTAAATTTAATAACCAACCTACCATTTGGAAAGTTATAGGCATTAACCATGACACTCCAACTGATGAAAGCAGACAATTTAGCTTAACTATTCAAACAAGAGATTGCTTAATGAATTGCCAATGGGATGCCCCAGAAGCTTTATATTATGCAGCAACAGCATTAGCGCCAGGTAAACATATCTTTGAAATAGATAGTGGTAAATATGAATTTACTACCACATTGGAAGTGCCTGAAGGTGGCCAAGTGTATGTATATCCTTGGGATGATGGCTATATACCTTTAAAAGCGAGAACCTATGCAGCTGACAGAGTAACAGTAATTGAAGATGACATAACAGTATCTACTAGTACAGACTCACCTACCCTTAGCCCGGTAAACCATCAAACAAGATGTAGATATGGCTCAAATAATTACTGGGAAAGCAATATCAGAGATTGGCTCAACAGTGAAGCGGATCAATACATTTGGACACCAAAAACAAACTTTGATAGACCTTCCACAGGAGCTCCATATACGGGCCCTGGATTTCTAAAACTATTAGATCCTGAACTAGCAGCAGTTATTGGCAAAGTCAATAAACAGGTGGCAAGGAATACTCTCACTGACGGAGGCGGGCAAGACTTATTTAGTGATAAGGTATTTCTGCTATCTAGAGTAGAGGCTGGGCTAGGCACAGAAGGGACTACTGACGGTGAGGAAGTTTATTCTTATTATGACGGTATAGAAAATGCCGGTAGAATTAAATTATTAAATGGCAGCCCGAGGTATTGGTGGCTTCGTTCTCCTCACGTTTCTACCGCT